GCACAATTCCCCAAGGGGACAGAGCTAAAGATTATCTCTGCCGGGCTAGAGCGCGCCGATACGATGACGCGCTATAACGCGTACAAACTCGCTATCGATTCCGGCATCATGACGCGTGATGAAGCACGCGCACTCGAGAATCTGCCTCCGCTCGGAACGTCGGCCGACGAATCCCTACCCCCGAACCATCCCGGACCACCGGCCGGTGATGCGAATAGCGAACCTCCACCAATCAATGACACTCTGTCCACGCAAGAAACGCTATAGCTCGGAGCTAGACGCAAAGCTCGCACTATTCGCGGCACAACAACATGACAAGAGAGACAAGCAAGCGTCACGCGTCTATGAATGTCCGTACTGCCGTGGATGGCACCTAACATCGCAGAGGAAGCGAACATGACTTACACACTGCCGATGGAGATTCGCAACGTAGACACGGCCGCACGCACCATCACGGGCGTTGTTGCGCCGTACGACGAAACAACTTTCCTCGTTGCCGATGCCGGTGGCGAACGTATCCATCGTGGCGCGTTCAACCGATCCATTGCCCAACGCGGAACGAAGATCCCGCTATGCATCAACCACGATCACTCATCGGCCGTCGGCATGTCGCGCGAATGGTTGGATGGGGACACCGGCTTACGTGGAGTGTTCGAAGTCCGAAACGATCCACGCGGACATGAAGTGTTGGCCGACGTAGAGCTTGGCTATCTCGCGGGCATGTCCGTTGGCTTCACGGCTATTGATCGTAAGCGTAATCACGATGGCGTGATGGAAGTACGCGAAGCGCGTCTATACGAAGTATCCCTAGTCTTGTTCGGCGCATACGATGGCGCAAAGGTGTTAGCAACGCGTCAAGCTCAGGATCTAGATGACATGTTGAAGCCGTTTCAAAATCCACCGGCTTTGCCTATTCCCTTCGTCCCTCCATGGGCGTAGCTTGACCGGTGATCGTCCCCCGCGTCGGTCGCAGCACTCGGCCAGGGTTGCACTATTCGTGGTGAGCGGAAGTCACAACCCGGCCGAGTGCCCACATAACGCATAGCTCGCACGGCTAGCCCGTATTCCGGATAGCACCTATCGCGCGATAGCTCGCTATCGACGGAATGCACCTAGCTAGGCACCTATGGATGTCCGTTGTCCGTAGCCTAGTTAGAAAGGGATAGCCGTGCTTACTTATTTGCAGAAACTACGCAACGAACGTGATTCGTTGTCGGCAACGTCTTCCGGGATTCTGGAGAAAGCCGCAGACGAAGATCGCACCGTTACGGATGTCGAAAAGGCATCGGTTGCGAAGATGGCCGAACGTTGCGCCACCATCGATGAAGAGCTAACGACATTCTCCGCTCAGTATGAGTCGCAGAAACGTTACGCGGATTTGCGTGCCCGCATCGAAGATGCCGACGATGTGCCGGAACACAAAGAGCTAGAACGCCGTAAGCCTGCCGAACTGGAGCCGCGCGGGTGGGGGCAGTTGTTTGTGCGTAGTGCGGAATTCTCGCGGTACGACGGCTTTGGCAGCATGGCACCGGTATCCGTTCCGCATTCGTTCGAACGCGCGCCCATCGATTCGAGCGGCATTGGTGGATTGCCGGTACCGCCGTACACGTATACGGTCCCTGGCCCGACGTTCCCAACGGCGTTACTTGATGCCGTGGGCCATGTCTCCACGAATAACAGTGTCGTCCAATGGTTGGTGGAATCTGGCCTATACCCGGATGCGGCCATCGTTGCGGAAGGTGCGTTGAAGCCGGAAGCAAACTTTACGCTTGACACTGAAACGGCTTCACTTGTCACATACGCGCATCATAAGGGGATTACCCGTCAGGCATTAGCTAACATCCCAATGATTCAAAGCATTGTGGAGAATCAGCTACGTGGCGGTATCTATCAAAAGCTCGAAAAGGATGTCGTCCAATCGTTGATTAGTGCCACGCTTACGGAAGTCGCACAAGCGTCGGCCACGGACGGTTCCGCATTCCTAGCGGCTATTCGGTATGCCATGGGCATTGTCCAGGGACAGGGATTCCCGGCCGGTAACACTGTGCTCTTGAATCCTGCCGATTGGGCTTACCTTGACGTGTCCGTGATGCATGAGACCACGGCTGGACCGGTGAGCCCATCGGGATTCTGGGGATTGCGTCCTATCTCATCCCCCGGTGTTCCGGTTGGTACGGCGTACGTTGGTGACTTGAAGAGCGGCGTAACGCTATTCGATCGCGGCCAAGCATCCGTGTTCATGTCGGATAGCCATTCGGATTATTTCGTGCGAAACATCTTGGTCATCCTTGCGGAAATCGAAGCGTTGCCGATGGTGACGCAAGCATCCGCGCTTGTGCGGGTTACTCCGTACGCGGGACCGTAAGGGATCGGCACATGCCCACATCGGTTGATCGGTTGCAGACGCATCTAGGGTTGCGTGGCGCGCGTCCGGAAGATGAAGACGCAATGTTGTACGCCGTTGATGCTTCGAACGATTGGGTATCGACGTTGCGGCCGGATCTTCCGGTGTGGGCAGAGGGTGACGACTCCGTGGTGTGGCCGCCCCGCGTGGATGAAGCCGCAACGTTGCTAGCCGCATTCCTCTATAGCCGACGCGGCACGGTTACAGGTGTTGCCTCATTCCAAGATGCCGGGGTGGCCGCGTTACCGCAGACGGACCCGTCGCTTGCATCGTTGCTAGAGCTTGGCCGCTATCAACTGAGTGTGACGGCATGAGTAGCGCGGATTACGCACGGGAAGTAGTCGAGAAATTGCAAGCGGCCGGTGTCGCGGCAACGTGTGATCCGCGCGGAGCGCAAGTCCCGTGTGTGTTGGTGGAGCCGCCATCCTTTGCGAATTACGAATCGATGTGTGATTCGGCGCGCGGTACGTGGAATGCGTTTTGTCTCGTGCCTAGCCCGTTGAACCTAGATACGTGGGATGTGCGTTGCACGCTTGAAGCGGCCGTTGCTTCCGTGTTGCCGGTGACCACGGCTCAATCAGTCCAATACTCATTGTCTCCGGATAGTCCGTCCGTGCCAGCATTGCAAATGTCGTGGGAAGGGAGTTACGAGCTATGACGCTAGTAGATAGTCGGGTCCGAAAAGGTGAACTAACGTTTGGTGCGGATACAACGTTTGCTTGCCAAGCCACTAACGTTCACGTCACGCCGAGTTACGATGACGATGGCGACCAAGTAGAGACATTGTGTGGTGATGTCGTTCCGCCCGGTAAGAAAGAGTCATGGGTTATCGCGGGCACGTCGGTTCAAGACTTCGATGATCCGCAAGGATTCCTCACGTACTGTTTCGAGAATCGAACCACGACACAAGCGTTTACATGGCAACCCAACGTAGAGGGTGCCCCGGAATGGTCCGGTGATTGTGTGATCGTTGCGTTAGAAGAGGGGGGTGACGTGAATACGAGAAACACAACCGATTGGGAATTCGATGTGAGCGGCACTCCAACGCGTGCGTACGGCGGTGGGACACCGGCAACCGGTGCGACGGCTGGCACGCCCGGCACGTTCACGCCATCCGGTGCGACTGTCCCGGCCGACTTGGCCGCACTCTCGACTGTGACGGCTAGCCCGACTACGGCATGGACAACGGGTCAATACATCGTTACGGCCGACTCCGTACATGCCCATTGGGATGGCGCGGCTTGGGCCACGGGAGACGCACCGTAAATGGCATCACGCGACACCGGCACGGTACGCATTGACGGACTAAACAGATTGGTCCGGACCTTGCGCCGTGCCGGTGCCGATTTACAAGACTTCAAAGACGCGCATGCCAAAGCCGCATCCATCGTTGTCAGTGCTGCCAATAGCCGCGTGCCGCGCCGTTCGGGTGATCTAGCGTCAACCATCCGCCCCGCGAAGCAAGCGCGACGGGCCATCATCTATGCCGGTAACGCACGGGTCAGATACGCGAATCCGATTCATTGGGGATGGCCCGCCCGTCACATCCAAGCTAACCCATTCATTTCGAATGCCGCACAAGCAACAGAGCCGGTATGGACATCGGCGTACTTCCAAGAGCTAGAACACATCATCAACAAGATTGACGGAGCATGAGTAGCCTACGGAGACACTTTCGGATTGTGCTTGACGGTAGGACAGTCGATTTAGTTTCGAGCGCGCGTGACATTGCATCGGCGGAAGAGGAAGGTTTAAATGGCGAAACAAAGCCGATGCTATACGCGTTTGCTATCTGTCACGCGGCCGCTATTCGGCTAGGTGTTGATGGAGTACCGCACGACAGAGACAAGTTCATTGACCTTATGGACGACTTTGAAGACTTGGAGCCGGACGCAAGAGACGCAACGGCTAACCCTACCCGCGCAACGGTTTAGGGTATCTCGCAGTAGCCGTTGCTATCCGCACACACATTAGCCCGGCCGCATGGCTAGATGACACGCGCGCACTCTTCACGGCCGTTGACATCTTGAACGAAATGGATAAGCGCGAAGCTCGTAGACGGAGGCAATCGTGAGCAATACGGCCGTTCTAGCCG